CATACAGATTCATAGGCTAATTCCAAAGCGTTAGTCACATCCTCGTTCTCTTTAAATATTGAACGTAATTCTCTCATTACCTTATCAGCACCTGCTAACACTAAACCCCTTCTATCGGTTCCTTTTGTGATTTTATCAACCTCTACTAGATGCCCACGTAACTCTTTTGAAAGATGAGCAATACGTGTTGCTGCTGCGTCAGGTTTTACTAGATCTGCATGAACCTGCTGACGGAGAAAATCGATATCAGATTCTAATTTAACAATCTCAGCTAAAAGTATTTCTCGACGATTTAACTTTGGATAATACTGGTTGACCCAGTTTTCTAAAGCATGAAAACCACCCTCATAACCTAAGACAGACGCATATAACCATATTTCAAAAACAGAATAAGTATGCTCTACATACGACAAAAAATTCTCACGATATCCTTGATCTAAAGAAGTTAAAAAAGACTGAATAACTTCTTCTTTTTCTTTAGGCATTTAACCGAAGAATCTAGCACCTGCACTAGATATAGCACCTCTTGCATCAGCTCGCATTCCTTTTTGTTGTCTGTAGTCTTCTTTCATTGTCTTACGCTTTTCATCACCTTCAGTCATTCTGGTCAATCTTGTCTGTTGACCTGTTTCTTTAATACCTAATCTTTGCTCTCTTCCTGTTGCTGCAATATTCAAGCGATCCTGAGTACCCTCGGCTCCTATGTTCATTCTCTGCTGTTCGCCTGTCTCCATAATTCCAAGACGTTGCTGCTTTCCTGTTTCACCAATCGTTGCAATATCAGCATCTTTTTGAGCACCAATATTAAGACGATCCTGAGCTCCTTCTGCTCCAATATTTAATCTTGTTTCTTCTCCTGTCTTGCCGATAGTTAAACGATCCTGATCACCTAGTGCAGCATATTCATCTTTCTTCCAACCATGCTCAGCAGCTCCTAATTCAAGAGCTTCTTCGGTTTCGCGATCCATCTTCTTACTATCTATCTCGTAAGTCGCATTAGCTAAGTCTTTTTCATAATTCAACATTATCCCCTTAGTCGCTTGGGTTGTAAAAATGTCGCCTAATTTTCCAACAACATTCCCTGTTATATCGGTGTTTTTATCGAATGTATTAGCGAGTGTAGTTAATCCACTTAGACCACCTTGCAATGCAGATCCTTCGATAGTGAGGTTATCCAACATCGATCCAAAGTCAGTTGAACTAACTGTGTTATTAGCGTTTGCGTTAACAGTGTTACCTGCTCCAGTATTTCCACCAGCATTACTAGAACTGGTCATTTGCCATGTTCCCTGATTTATAGCAGTTCCCCTGATAATGTCTTTTGCTGCGTTCTCCCCAGCAGTTCCTCCCCCTAAGCGATCTTTCTCACTTTCCCAATAAGCGATAGCACCGCCGTCTAATTTACCGCCAGGGCCGCCGATATTGTTTGCAGCATAAAAATCAGATAACCAGCTCATAGTAATAACCTCCTATTGACCAATACGGATTTGAGTGGGGAGGCTAGAGCCTCTATTCCCTGCGTTAACTCGATTCAAGATATTACGAATGAGACTATTAGCATCGAAACCTGAAGCACCACTGATAACATCTAATTCTTTCATTTTAGTTTTTTCTTTTAAATCTAATAAACGATCTATCCTGCTGTCAGATTTGTCTTGTATAGATTCCATTTCAGTTAATAATTCCTGCTTCCTTTCTTCTAGTTTTATATCCTTAGCATCCGCTAGATCGGATTGAAAATAACCTTTCGACGAATCAGCATATGTTCCTAAATTGTAATTCGTCTTATCAGTTCTCATATTTGACTTGCTCAGCTGCAAGCCCTCGTTAAATGTATCTGCAGAAAGTGCGTCTGTAAAGCGAAGTGTGATCTGATTCCCTGAGCCATCGAGCTTTACATCCTTGATATTGAAATTATTGATAAAATCAGTAGCACTCTGGTATCCTCCTCCGTAACCAGATCCTTCTCCTGCTTCTTCTGTAAACTGACCTCCTCCTTTGAAATAATTTCTCTTTAATGTTGGTAAATTTCTTATAGCATTAAAATCGTCCAAGCTAACCGTAACCTCGGCATCACGAGTAAACTGGTCTCCAATATCTCTCTTGAAGTCCCAATAATCTGTACTTAAAAGATTAGGTATGGTTCCCGAAGGAATCAGACCTTGAGATCTGTCAAATCTATCTCGTGATGCTCTGTTAAGAGTTTGAAAGAACGACAAATCACGAGCGTTTTTTGCATTCTGAAGTTCTGTTACTAAATCGCTCATCCTTAATTAGCCGTAGTCGTTTCTTTATTTATATTACTGGAATTCAATCTAAGCTTCTGATTCTTATATTCGTTCAACAATTTCCTTGCTTCTGCTAGTTCCTGTGCTGTGGTCGCGTTAGATATCATGCTTGCTATCCTTTCTTTGGCTATCTGATTTTCTATAAGACCACTGATTGCGTCGTCTGTTTGAGCCTTGTCCCATTTCGCCTTGTTATCTAAGTATGTATCAAAACGTTCTTGCTTGGTCTGGAAGATATCGCCAAGTATGGCATCTGTTGCTTTAGCTTTTGCGGCAGCTTGTTCTACTGCTTCTTTGTATTGTGCTTCTTCTAGCTTCGCTTGCCTTTGTTGACGGTACGCATTTTGAGTCCTAGCAAGAGCACCTTCCTCATCCATTGCATTCTCAACCAATCCGAATTCATTCTTAGCTCTCGCGGTGACAGCTCTTTCTAATGCTTCAGAAAATTTAGTATCTAAAGGTTCATCCCCTACTAAAACTCGGTGTGGAGATCTCCCTGCTAAGAATTGTTGAGCTAATCCCATAATTTACAAACTCGCCAAGATAGAAGTGATCAGTGCTTGATCATTAGCCATACTATTATCATAAAGCTGCTGGACACGACCCCTGTCATCTAATTTATCTCTCATGAGTAATTGATTCTCAAACTGATCAGCATTGAACTGATCCATTGCTCTTTGATTCTCCATAGCAAGCTGCATTTCGTATAAAGCCAATTCTTGTCTTCTTTCTAAATCTTCCTTCTGTCTACCCATTGCACGATCTTCAGCATTAATTCCTGTAACCGCATCGTATGAAGCTCCACCCAAATTCTTAAGAATATCACCACCAGCTAGACCACCAATAATCATCCCCGCAGGAATAGCTATAGGAGCCCAAGGACCTGCGGCTAGGCCAAGCTTGCCACCTGCTAAAGCAGCTGCAGCTGCACCTCCTAAGTATCCACCACCTATTTGACCGCCTGTAACGCCTGCGCCTTCAACAATATTTCTAGCTAAAGGATCATTATCATCTGCTAATTCCATTCCTCCTGCCAAGATAGCAGTCAGCAATCCAGCACTAGCAAGGCCTTTGCTGATAGGTAATCTGCCTGTAGACCCCGAATCTAAGAGAACATCTCCTACGCCTTGCAGAAATTCAGGCCTCGCACCAGCTGTCGGGATAGAAGTTTTAGGAAGTTTGCTAGCCGCATTTTTGACAGCTTGTTTAGCAGTGTTGGCAGCATTTGTAGTTCCTTCTTTAGCTCCTCCCCATAGCATTTGCATGGCAGGTAAAACTGTGGTGAAAAACTCGCTTACACCCTTTTGTCCGTTTTGGAGAGCTATTCTATATTGCTCCTGAACTGCCTGTAGGAAACCAGGTGCAGGATTAGGTTTTCTTCCCATCAGACAGTCAAATTACACACTATATGTACTAAGTGTAGACGTTTTCGTTAACCGATTCCAGACCCTACCTTGCCACCTATCGTTGCACCTATTTGGCCACCAATACCTGGTGCCACTGTATTACCTATAACCATGCCAGCGATAGATCCAAGAGTTCCCCAAATTCCACCTTTCTTCTTCTGAGGCTTATTAAGATCTGCTTGTCCGTCATAGAAGCGAGTTAAGAAGATATCATCGTAAACATTACCAGCCATACGCATTTCACTAGCGTAATCCTTATACATATCTGCAGCAAGAATATCAGAAAAATCAGTACCAAAACCTACGTCTGAACTAGCAATTGTTGGTTGATAGTCAGGAGTGCTATAAGGATTTTGAATACCTACGTTATATTTACTACTTAAATCATTTATTATTTCTTGTTTTCTCAAGCCTGTTTCACTTGGATCGAAAACATCCTTAGTCTTTAACCAGTCATAGCCTACCGTCGGTGAATCTCTCCGAGCATCAAGGCCTGTGCCTGTAATCCAATCTGACGAGTAACGTGCCATTCAATTAACCCAAGGAAGGAATGAGAAATCAATACCACCACTAGTGACAGGCTGAATTGCTGACGACCCTGCAACATGTCTACTTACAACATCGCTAGCTTTAGAACCTATTCCGAAAGAACCATCAGGAAGGTTAGTTCCGCTTGGTATTCCTGTTCCGAAAGTAGGATCAGATCCTCCTCCGAATATTCCTCTTAGTCCGTTATCGAAGACTCCTTTTTCGTTTAAATAATTAGCACCAATACCAAGCAACTGTTCAGCCATGCTAGGCTCGGACGGTCCCATTTGTACAGGCTGAGCACCTCTGATATTTTTTCTTATTTCGCTGCTTTGCCACTTCAATGCTCTCTCTATTGCATCTCTTTCTATGTCTTTCCTTACTTGATCAGCGACTGCTTGAGATTTAGAAAAATCATCACTTAAACTTCCTCTTGCGACTCGAGGGCTGTATGCAGTAAATGTCATGTTAACTTTCTAATTCCCTTTGGGATTGACCTCTTCTCATTGATTCTAGGATACTTCCCACTGTTATTCCTCCAGCAACGCCTACACCACTATTAAGCATGATTGACTTCAATGCTTCCACTTCATTAGCCGTATCTAGGTCTGCATAGTCTTTAGCTGCCTTTTCGTAATCAAGCTTGGTAACACCTTTTTTACCCTTATCTAAATCTGTCTTAATACGTCTAAGCTTATCACTTAATTCCACAGCTTGGTTTTTCTTGTTTCTTAAACGAGCAGCAGCGTTTCTTGAACCTCTATAACCACCAGCTGCAGCAGCGACTAGAGGAAGAATCCCTGTTGTTAATGGGATAGATTTTCCAAGGAATGTAACCTCAGGGCCATGAATGCCTTCTGTTGTAGCTTTTACAGGAGACGTGCCTGAGAACAGATACCTCTTATAGGCTTTGTACTGCTCAGGCGAAACGTCAGGTCTTTCTTTTATAAACTCGTCGTAAGGAAGAAGTCTGCCAGTTCGACCTAAGAAATAACGACTGAGTACTTCAGATACAGGATCAGCTGATTTACGAGGATCATTCTCGTCTGGAATAATTGCTTTATATCCGTCCTGCCTGTTTAAGTTTCCAATTGCATACGAAACACCTACAACAGCGGGTAAAGTTGCAGCCAATCTCCGTCCTTTGTGTCGGATAGTGGGTTTTTTCTTGTCGTATGGCAACTTATCCAAGCCTAGTGCCTGCCTCTCTGCAGCGTTTGTGCCTTCAGAAACCGCTTGCAACGTAGCAAGTTGAGCTAAAGCTTGAGGTGCGTTTAAAAACCACCAAATATTACGAGCTCCATCTTGCATAATGTCTGCAATTAGGGTTCCCATTCCACTTCCAAGCTTTCTTCCGAAAGTGGCTTGACCTAGTTCACGACCTGTTGCAGAACTAGGGTCAGGATATAGTCCAGGAACAGACGTGTAACGCCTAAGAAGAGGATCGTCGTTGCGAAGCTCTAGTATTTGGTTCTTAGCATCGTCAGTAAAACCTCCTAGCCACTCAGGTAAAGACCATTTAGCCCTAAAAGCCAGAGGAGAACTGGAAAGCATCGCCTCTACAGGCGTATTTTCGTATGCCTTAGACAGATATTTTAAATCGCCATCGATTCTGCTAGGTACTTGACTTAGTCGTTGACGAAAAGTAGGTCCGAAACCTTCAAAAGCGTTTGTTTCTGCCATTATTTAACCCATAAAGCTGTAAGGATTAGCAGCGGTAGCGGCAAAGCCCCCTAATTCCTCTCGTCTTTGAATTTCAGCCAAAATTTGTAGCAGAGCTTGCTGATCCATGCCTTCTAATCCTGTACCTTCTGCAGCTGCCCATGCTTTTTGAAGCTGATTTCTAGGTAAGAACATATTTGCAGCCATGCTTCCACTTATATCTCCAACGTTTATAGCAGGTCCAATTTCCATAAGCCTTGCCATGTCGGCATCTAAGCCTGCAGGAGGTTTAATTCCGTCAAAGCCATCATATAAATCATCAAGAGTTGAATTAAGTCCTATCTTGCCTTGTTTTCTTAATCTATTAGTAGCCATATTTTTACCAACGCCTAAGCCAATAGCTTGTCCACCTAATGAACCAAGCAAGTTAATACCTAAATCTTCACCCGCTACAAACATTCGAGTGCTTAAAGGTGTACCTTCTGGTAATTGAGCCATTGAATAAATAGGCCATACCAATTCAGGCATGTATCTAAGGGCTGCATCAGCTGTACTACGAGGTCGTAAGTAAGAGAGCTGTTTCCCTATCTTCGGCAGGATCTGAGTAGCAAATCTAGATACAACGTTCATCATGCGTAGATACCGTAGGGGCCGAAGTCGCTATTATTTTTACGCTGTTCGTTCTGGAAGATCTGCGGAGCAATCGTAGGATCTTGCAGTAGACGACCAAATTCTCCAGCCGCACCTAAATTATCAATATCAGCTAAAGCTTCACCAGCGAAGCCCACTACAGACCCACTAGCACCTAAACCGTGGACTGGCTTTTCACCTAATTGCTCTTTGGTAATAAGAGCCATGCGAATAGCTGTCGACGTATCAAGTTTGCTGTTATCGAAACCTGGCCGCTTCACGTAAATACTAGTGTTTTACTTATCTTAGCCTGTCTATCAAAACGATCTATCTACGCCTCATCTTATTAGTTAAGAATTTATAAGCTGCTATTGGATCCATATTTTTCAATCCTCCCACTGCCATTTGAGGATCTACAGCTCCTGACTGAGGATTTGTATTTCCTGATATTGCTCCTACTGCTTCTGCTGTTAGGGAAGGATTGATAGGAGTAGGATCTGAAGTCGATGTAAGAGCCTGCGGACCAAATTGTCTAGCTAAAACTTTCAAGCGTTCTTTTTGTTGTCCACTTAAACCCTGCAGTGGAATATCTAAAGCTTTAGCTAAGTCCTCATAAGATCTACCTTCCGCACCCATACTTCCAAAGTTATCTCTCATAACTACACCAGGTAGTCTTGATTGGATATTAGACTCGTCAGGAATGATACCACCAGACGCATTTAATAACTTTTGAATCATTCCCCACTGTCCTTGCCACTTAGGTAGAGGAGAGTCACCTCCTGGTAAAGTTGTAAGGAAGTCTTGCAAACTCTTAGCATTGGGTGATCTCCAGATTCCTAAAGGATAATCAACTAATTTTTTTCCTTTTAAAGCTTGAGACCCTGCTACTCCACCGGGATCGAATAACATGCTATTTCTCCAATCTAAGGCTGCTTCTGGCATTTTGTAATTAGGATTGACTGCCTTGCGTTTTCTAAGCTCGTACTCCATCTGATCGTAAACATCTAATACTTCTTTTGGCCATAATTTTTTATCCGCGAGAACTTTAGGTGTTGTATCTAACAAAGCCATACCTTGAATTTTTTTCAATCTCCAATCATCCCTAGCTAAAGGCTCATTAATTGATGGTCTGTAAGCACCGTCGATATTAGGATCTAAACGAGTAACCTGCTCTATTAAATCGCTAACAGCCCTCATAGCATCATTAGAGTACATAAAACTGTTACCTACCCTGTAGGATCTCATTCCACCTTCGGCTGAACCGTAAAGAGGAAATAATTCAAGTCCTGTAGGGATTGGAGTCTGAGCATCAATCCTGTTAGGCATATAAGCATCTATCAGATTTCGAACTCTCATTTGCTGACCCCTTACTCCTAGCTCTATATCATCTAATTCATCTAATCCCCTATTACGAGGGGTTGGCACGTATCCCTGACTAGTAAAAACTTTCTCAGTAGTTTTAGAAGAATTAAAAGGCGTAGGCATCCTAAACGTGGGGAACATTGCTGCTTTTGGATCCACTGCACCAGATTTGTTCCAAGGTATGGCTGTTGACGTGGAAGATGAAGCTACCTGACCAATATCATCAGAAGTAACTGCATAGGATTGATCTTGCCTAGGACCCTGTAACTTCCAGTTACTATCACTTGCTATCAGTCCTTGTTCGTAAGCTGTCTGATCAGGAAGGAAGTATCTTGTCTTCTTTCCATCCTGAACCTCTATAACTTCTCCTTTAGCGAAGTCTCTGATAGGGGTTCTACCTTCTAGCAGTATTTGAGTCAATGCTTGACCTAGAGTCATATTTCCTGCTGCTCCTCTGCGACGATTAGGGTCGAACTGAGGTAAGGTTGCCTGCTGCAAAGGATCTTCTGTAGGTACTCCTACATATTTAGACATACCCTCAGAACTCTCGTTATCGTTATAACGTCTATATTTTGTTCCTGCTATTTCATCTGGAAGAACATACGCAGGATTTAACATTGCAAGTTTAACCTTACCGGCGTCCAGTTTACGGAACCTCCTGAGTTGACTAGGATCTTTCTTGTTAACGCTTAACCCTTCTAGGTATGTAGCACCTTGTCCACCTAAACCTGTCTTAGCATCTACAAGATTCACCGTCTCTGTGACAGGAGACATCAGCATGGGAATCATGAATGGGTCTATTGTCTCTTTTTTCTCTTTGAGCTCTGCTGTGCGCTTACCTTTATATGTAGACTCTTTTCCTTCCGTAAGTGCTACTTGCTCTGTCTCCTCTTTAGTGGATTGCTTTAGATAACCACTCATCCAAGGCTGAAGATCACTTTGCTTGATCTGAGCTGCTTCCCTAGCGGAAAACTTATTCCTATCTTCCAAAACCGCTAAAACATTTGCAGGAGTCACAGGTATTTTTTGAGTGCCATCGACATTGAAGAACTCACCCACAAGCCTGCGTTTTACCTCTTCCTGCGAAATTTCTACGTTTACATCACCAACCGCCTCGGTAACAAGGCTTCTTTCAGGAAGATTTTCTAATTTTTGAGCAATATCGCCAAATTTTGCTTGCTGGTTACGTATTTTTTCGAAATAGGCTTTAGCCCCTAAGCCTTGCAAGTCACCAGAAGCTTCAGGATTTTCAGTAGAACGTAACGCATACCTATATGCATCCTGTGCTGAGAGGGTTGGAGCCGCCTTCATTATTTCTTGCATCTCTTTAGCAACATTTGCAGGGATACTTTTACCTGCTATTTGGCTTACAGCTTCAGGAGTCGCGGCCTGAGCGAGCGCAGCCTGCTTAACCTTTTGCGTTGCGACTAAGCCACCTTGTGCAGCAACGTTACCCCAGCCCCTTTGCTTCGGATCCGAACTGGTAACCCGATTTTGAAGGCTGTTTGAGATTTGCTCAGCCCTGCTTTCGACTCCCGAAGGGAGGCTCTCATTTAATTTTTTATCCTGTGCGGCCTTTTCCTGCACCAAAGGATTGTTTTTAGTAAATATTTCACCTTCTTTAAGGTTCCTGCTGCCCTGATCTTTGATATTGGCAATTTGTGTCTTCTTATTACTTATATATCTGTGCTGTACGAGGTTCTTTTTGACATTGAGTTGAGGGTTTTTGGCCCTTTTAATCGCTTCAAAGGCAAAACTATCCGCATCTTGAGGTCCTTGAGGCTTTTGTTGTGTCGCACCAAAGCCTTGAGGAGCATTTTTCTGCTGATATCTTGCTTGATCTTTCTTGACAGCTGAAAACCACTTCTGAAAAGTACTTAATTCTGGATTTGCATACCTACTTCTTTCGCTAACCCACGGTCTGCCTTGCTTATTTTTAGGTGGTTCGTTACCACCATGATGAGGTTCCCAAACGCTACCAGCCACAGTCGTCTACTAAACACATATATACAGTCTATCGGGGGTCTCAAAAGGCTTCGCCTCGCGCGAATAGGGATAAATAATTTTTTAGTAAAAATTTGTTCACTATTAATCCTCAAGAAGCGAAAGTTTGTACCTAAAAGGCCTCGCGGGACCTGAGCGATTTTTGTTGCGTCGCTCGGCATACATTAAACACCCCCCGCACATTCGAAAAGTCCTCAAACAAAAAAAGAAGGTGGTACGTTGCCGCGCCGCTCGGACGTCCCGTCCTCGCTTAGTTACCTGCTTCGTTCGTTGTTAACGCGAAAGCGACAGCGCTGCCTGCGTTGACGTATGCCTGGCGATAGCTACCTATTAGTAGCCGAAGTTAATGCGTAGGCTGCCGATGTTAGCTGATGTTTAACAGCGGCCACAATCTCCACGCTATTTAATAACGCGACGCTCTGGCACGTAGCCCACCCCTCCCTTCAGTTTTTCGCATGCTCTATCCCACTACGCCTGTATATTTAACAGTTATCCCACACACATACGCGTCTACGATGCGTTTCTCGAATGCTCCAAGCGACCGCGCTGCGGGGCGTCTTATCTAAAGACAGATGCTAAATTACTCCTTTTCTGGATAAGGATTCGCTCGCTTTGCTCGCTCAGTGTTCGCCTCGCTCATGCATTTCGCTCACTTCGTTCGCTACATTTTGTGCTCGTACTTCTTACTACGTTGCAATATTTTATAACCACCCACACCTACCACCAACTGCTGCGTTTGATGTTAGTTCGATGTTAGTGATCTACATCAACTGTGCAAAATGAATTTCATCACTGACCACATCTTCTTAGATGATGATGGAACTTACATTCTTCTTACTGACAATTCTGATTGCAATGCCCCAGATGAGTGGCATCCAATAGAGATAGGTCCATTAGAAAAGTTCAACACTGTAATTCCCTTCTAGCTTGACGCCCCCTTTAGGGGGCTTTCGGGTCCGGAGAGTTCCTTCGGACGTCCTAGGCTCTAGCCCCTTCGGGGCTTTTCTGGTGTTCTATATCAACTGTGCAAAATGACAACTACACTACGCAACGTCATCATCGTATTTGGCGTAAGCATGATAGTTAACAATGTTATTGCCTCCATTCAAGGTTTAGACGCGAAGGTTGCGTTGCAATGCTCAAGCGCAGAGTACCTTCAAGCTTCAGATCTACCTGAGCACAAGGCCCTTGTCAAATTCTGTAGTGACGAAGGTTACTACGTTGGCCGCTAACGCTCAAGCCGCGAGCCCCTTCGGGGGCTTTTGTGGTGTTCTATATCAACTGTGCAAAATGTTTTCTCAACTGTTGCGCTTTAAGGTTGCTCGGTCAGCCTGTCTATCTGCCAAATCCAAGTTGGAGGGACGTCCTATCGATGAGATCATTATCGAGAAGATTCGTCAAACCCAAGCTGGAGCTGCTAAAGGTCTAGGTGCTACCTTCGAGAAGTATCTATCCGAGCAGTCAGCTCGTGAGGAGAGGCGTGAAGCCGCCCTCAATTACCAGGCAGAGTTAGAAGCTGCGGCTGCTGCCAAGTCCTAATCCCAATGCCCTGCTGCGTTTTCGAATGCGGTAGGGCTTTTTTAGTGTCTTATATCAACTGTGCAAAATGACTACCACTTACCTTCTTACTATGTGTGGTGACTTTGGCCAATATCTAATAGCCGAATGTCCTACACCGCAAGAAGCTTGTGATATCTACGAGCAGTGGAGCCCTAACATGCATCGATGCATAGGTCACTCCATTGTTGAAGTCGTAGACAATGTCTTCATTCGAGAAGCACACCTAGATCATCCTTGGCAAGAGTCTATCCAGTCTTTCAAGGATGCTGAATTGGTTATGACCAAGATACCTTGGGGACCAATAACTCCCTGTTACCTCACTAGGTTGACAGACTGGAGAGAGTCTGAGTATGTATGGTTTCCTGTCATGAATGGGGAAGATGCAGATCTCTTCTCATCATGGCGTGATAGCCAGAAACCTTTCACTTGTCTAGAGGCTCAGTTTGACTTGAGTCTTCTGAGAAAGGAAGACCACTGGGTAGTAGAGGAAAGAGTTCCTCATCGCATTAAGTCCCCTGCTCCTCTTAGGAGTTAGGGGCTTTTTTAGTGTCCTACATCAACTGTGCAAAATGGGAATCGACTTCAAAGCCTACGTAGAAGTAGACAATGAGACCGAAGAGACTACTTTCTTCTTCCTATCTGACCTTGGTAATTCTTGGGCTAGACATCAAATGTTTGCCCCTTACCGCCCTCATAAGCAGGCTCAAGGTCGCATAATCATCAATCAAGTTATCCTGGATCACATGAAATCCGAGATCGCAAAGATGCGAGACACCGAGACAGGTCTCTATGACAAGATGATGGAAGCAGAGAAAGGTGCTACTCATGTGGGTGATTACGAGTGTGAGTGGAAGGATTACATCAGTTACCACGACTGGTGTCTGACAGTCACTCGAACTTATCAATCTTGGGCTCTAGCTCTTGATAATCCGCACTGCACTCCTGTCGTTACATTCTCTTAACACCAACGCCCCTGCTTCGTTTCGGAGTTAGGGGCTTTTTTAGTGTCCCATATCACCTGTGCAAAATGGAAACCAAACCAATCATGATCTTCATGGATGACCAACCTCTCCAATATCACAGCGATACCATCCAAGCTCTTGCCGAGTATGACCTGCTCAGGCATTTGGTTGGTAGTCAACGAGTTGATTACGTCGACTTAAGAAACGCTAGAAAGATAGCTTAACTCACAGCCCCTGCTTCGTTTTGAAGTTAGGGGCTTTTTTAGTGTCCTGTATCAACTGTGGACATCCATCATCCCTGCTTCGTTGCACAGTCGGAGTAGGGATTTTGTGGTGTCAACTATCAACTGTGCAAAATGATTAGCAAATCTAAGAAGTTCACCAAGATCAATCCAGACACTGGTAAAACTTGGTCTCGAGATGAACTATGGACAGAGAGAGTGGCATTACAAGCCGACGTCAGAATCCTGAAAACTCATGCCAATCGGTTAGCCGATGATCTTGATGTTTTAAACCTAGAGTGGAAAACTCGTGACTTTACGTGGGCAGATTACAAACGAGACCTGTATAACAAACTCCAAACCGTCATCTATGAGGTTAAGGAGTTATTGAGAGGTCCTATTCATCTCATTAGGCGTCTTTATAAGACGTTTATTGAACTTAACTGAATAACCCGATGTCTCACTCCGCTTGCGGGGTGGGACTTTTCTGGTGTACAGCATCAGCTGTGCAAAATCTCGCCCAGTCGAAAGGCTGGTTTACTCCACATGGAAAATGCCACTAAGTTGGACTACACCTATTCCGATTTCAACAACATCAATAAGCCACAGCTTATTAAAGACTTACTCATGCCTTGGCAGGATAAGCTTCGTGAGTCTGCAGATTCTAAACTTGCAGAGTCTGAAGTTGACTTAACTAGGACTAACGCCAATAACATGACTGTTGGGCTAGTTAATAATGTCTTAGAGATGACATATAAATCAGGAGATGTAGTTCCTAATGGCTTTAAATTCCCTGTTGTTCAATCTGCCGACATCGCTTTAGGCGACGGCACGTTTGACAAAGTTGTTGTCCAAGAAACTTGGTTCACAGCTTGGGATGACGACAAGACTGGATCTACTATTGGATCCGAGTTGTTCGAGCTTGCTCAGAATAACGAACACATTGTTGTCAGGCTCTACTGGAAATGGTCTGCGAAGAGATCAGAAGTTACTGACGTACCTATAACTCGTAAGGTGACCCGTGAAGACGGTACTTCAAGTTACGAGCCATTACTAGATGAGAATGGGAAGGCAAGAACCCGTAAGGGATTTGGTTTTCCACCATCTAAGGTAATCACTGCTTTTGATCGCTTAGACCGTAAACAGTAAATACCCTTATGCCCACTTGGTTTCGACTGAGTGGGCTTTTTTACTGTCCTCCTTCATTTCGTATGGATCAACCACTCTCAGACGAGGAGTTTCTAGAAGAGTTCTTTAAACATCCCTCTATTAATATTCAAGGCGAGAACTCCCGATTCTCCCCAACCGAATGGGCCAAGATAGAACGTATTAGAGATGTCTGTCTAGCAGTTCACTTTGATAAACCTCTTCGGTTATTCAATCCCTTGGATAAAGGTCATATAGAAACTGTATCAATTAGTGAAATCTTAAGTTCAGTTCCTAATTGGCAGACCTTCGATCCAAGAGTTGTCATCACAACCATAGTTGTTACTTACGCCCATTTAATATTCCCTGAATGGATAGAGTACGCCGACGACTTGGCTCATGACAAATTCTATGGTGATGACCCAGATACTTACCTTTTAAACCCTTGATTCAATAGCCCCTCTTGGGGCTTTTTTATTGTCCTATATCAACAGGTCAGCATGGAAACAGAAACCATCACCTTCAACAAATATACTCTTAAGCCTAAATTCTTCTTCTTAGGAGAAGTTTTAGATGAGATGAGTAACGTATTTCCTCCCGAAGTTGTAGACCCACATAAGGACATCCGAGACTTATTCTTTAAATTCAATCCGAGATGTCCAGGAATTCTTCATTGGTATACATGGGCTAAACCTACCCAGTTAACATTTCCATACTTTCGATTTCTCAATCCCGAGCTCCTAGATATAAACCTAGGTCCAGTAAAGGATGACAATCGTATTGAAGATAAATGGATCAGCCTAGATGGTGGTAATGCCGATTATGATGATGACCTTATATTTGCCAAGGAATCAGACGACCCTGAACCACTTCCTCTACCCGAACTACCTGCTAATGCAGCTATGTTGGGCGGCCAGTACGAGTTTCGTTACATCATCTCTATTGAGTAATAAGATTAGCCTCGACCCTTCGGGGCTTTTTTAGTGTCCTCTATCAACTGTGCAAAATGGCTTCAAACCACATGAATCCCGATCATTTCGCTCTGGCAATCATGAATTCAGCTGAAAGAGCTCTGAAGAAAGGCGATATAGTCCTTCCTTTAACGCTCGATCAGACCAAAGAGATTGCTTCGATCTTGGTTCAGCATGGCAGTCCAGATCTAGCTGGTATAGCTCATACTCTGGCTGTCCTTTTAGTTGCTAAAGGGGAAGATCCTTCTTCTAGTTTCATTAAATCTTTAATGAGCAAACAACCTCATGTATTAGGTCCTCGTTTCGATGACTTAATGCAAGTGATTACTACTACTGAAGAATACAATGCTTGTTCCACTGAGCCAAGTCCTACTTGCCCTGAACCTGCTTGGGGAGAACCAAACATCATCGACATCCCAGAAGATGAACATTAATCCCCATAAAACTCTTCAGATTGGTACTCACACAGTGACCAATGTCTATGAAGAAGACTATGTTCTCAGTGATGAAGAACATGAACTCACTCAGTCCAATACACCTTTCGAACAGTGCTCTCCAGCTATTAAGGCTGAGAGAGAAAGACTCTGGGAGGAAGGTGGACCTGATTCTCTCCTTGAATAATCATGATCAAAGAATTCAAAAATCTTCCTGGCGAATTGATTGACATCGATGAACGGGAAGCAGCACTACAAGATTTCTACAACCAAGAGAAATCTGACAAGGACTTTGACTTTATGGTCAACAATATGACGGAGAAGGATGTATGACCATCATTTCTACCGCCAACAAATCAGAGGAGGAGTTACAACGACTCCTCTTCAAACCAATTAAAGGGAAGTTGGACGAATGTCCTCTCCCTTCACTAACACCAGCTGAAGCAAAAGCTCAACTCGCTAAATGGGACGACCTAGACAAAGCTCTAGATATAGTCTTCCACTGTTTAAACAGAATCGAGTTGAAACCTGAGCATTATGCGGTACGATTCAGTGATAAGTACGTATTTGCTGGAGAAGAACTGGAACAAGCTCAACACACTAAGAAACAATTCACAAACCTTCTTAGTGGGATCGCTTGCTATGTTCAAGACCATCAATTACACCTCGATAAAGTCATTCGGACAGCCTCTGATGCCAATTAATCCTATCCATCAATTGATTTCCCAATACGGTGAGTGGGGACAACATCCTGTTTACACTACTGACCGATGGAAATCAGCTATCAATAAAGATCTCACCCGAAAAGCCTACTGGGTATGGGTAGAAGATCAGAATCAGATAGAACTAGATGCGGCGGAAGACGCTATGTATTCCAGAGATATCTCCTACGAATGCGACATCTAAGCTCCGTAAGCTACTTCAGGTTGGTATGATCCACTTTGACTATACATTGGCTCACTATTCTCAGGAGCCATTTCATTAAATGCTTGATCAAAACTAGGGATCATCTTATCCATCCTGAAACGCATCTTACTTCTAAGATCAGGTTCACTAATCTCTTCGTTTAGGTCTATATCAAAGAGATCTCCACTATATCTACTCATAATTAAGACCTAGACTGCTTGGTTTCATCTCCTTCCTTCTGGTATTCAAGGACGGCCTCTATCTGCTGAGTTAAAGCTGATAAAGCTTGAGCTCCACCATATATAAGAGCACCACCACCAGTAACTTGTGCTACACGATCCAATTGATCAGTACCAGCTAATACACCTTCAACAAAAGCTTTAGGTCCTGGACCTACACGCTTTTTCATTTCTCCAAGAGATTGTTGTAAGGTCTCCGATCCTCTCTGGTATTTTTTAGAACCAACCTCACTGGTTGCCATCATCTTGATAGCATTTTTATCCCTGAGTTTCATCTCAGGAGTGTAATCAATAGGCTTTAAAGCTTCCGCACTAAAACCAGGCATAACTTTGCCTCCAAAGGTTTTACGCTGGAAGCCTTTACGACCTAATGTGCTTTCAAGAATATTAGATATCAACTCTCTCTTATCTTCGGTATCTGCCGCTTGAGCTTGAGAGATTACTCCTTTAATCCTCCAATCCCCTCTATCTTTCAATGACTGTATATGCTTTCCATGCATATGTTTTTGCCCACGCTGCAATTGACCGCCCCAATCTCCTAACATTCCGAACTTGCCAGCCATGTCAATCCTATCAATACATGCAATATACGCATTCTAAATGTTAGTAGTACAGGCCTTTATCAACTGTGCAAAAACATAGCATGAAAGGCTTGCTTCGTTTCAAACCCTACCTGTTGCTTATGAGCACACTCACTGACGTTATCCCATGCGGTCACGCAGAACTGGGACCATTGGAGGCTGACTATTTAGTCGGCAACAACTGGTCTAGATTCAGACTCATGTTTGTCACCAATAGACATGCGGGTAAAGCCCGTAGAGAATCTGGTGTCGAACTTGGATTCAAGTCTGAACATTTACTGGATCTAATAGGAGTTGAAGACCCTTATGACGTGGTCATCAACGAGAAGACAGGTACTAAGACTTACGGTCTAATGCTTAAGTATGGCAAAGCCATCTATAAGTTGACCGCTGAGCAACGTGCTGCTGAACAGCTCACTAAAGATGTCCATCAGATGTCTCTTGATGAGAAACGTAAAGCAGTTGACTATGTTACCAACCAGCAAACATTAAGTCCTGACTTAATGCCTCAACCAGCTTAACGACTTACCGAAATAACTCGGTGCTTATCACTCCAAGTCGACCCGTTGACTTCTTTGTGACTAAGGCTAAACGACACGGCTGCTTTTTCCTGACGCCTGCTAGGGCTGAAGCGAAGGCAGCCTTGTCTTCTATATGCCATCTAGGTTCTCACTTCCCTGAATCTGTCAAAGATTTGGGGACGTACTGGATCTTACCCATCAAAGAATGTCAATTTATTGTCGACGTTCTCCTTTCCTCTCACTTTCACATCAAAGCTGATGACCAGTTCAGACACTACAAACAGACTTCCTATGAGGAGTCCACTCGTGCCAAAAGACTGTTTTCAAATAACAAGCGTCCCTTACCCTGCTAACAAAAACATACAGGGCAGAAAAGACAAACTTCAATATGTATGGGTTTTTGATCCTGAGAGACCAGACAAGAAATGCTTAGTCCTATTGCATCACGTAGCAATACCACTAGTAGAGACAGGTCTTTTGATTAAGAAATCAGATGCTCCATACCATGAACACTATCAAGGTCATCTTTGGGAGCCTGATTTTTCAGGTCATGTCTACCCAGAGGAAAAATCCATGCCTCCAGAAGAGGGATGGGGTGACCCAGACAACATTCAAGAATCTTTACCTCAAATTCAAGAATCTTTACCTCATGCACAAGCAGCTAAAGATTTTTACGAGAAAACTGAACATCCACCTGTGAGCTATTCCGCCGTGCCTCCTAAAACCAAATCATCTGTACAAGATTGCTACATCAAAGACGGTCGTGGCATGCTTTTGTATAAAACAGACACCAAGTCCATTGCTTTACTAGCAGAACACTTTCAACTAGATATCACACTGATGCATAACATTGCTCAGTTAACCAATGCTCAACATGCAATTCAGTTTGCATTAGGAGTCAAAGAATCTCCAAGAGCAATGGATGCACAGAAAATTGCAGTTACTGCTTACATCCGATCTGGTCAGACCAGTGGTGGACTGCCAATTGATCAAGATTTAGTGGAGTCTGTCTCATGAAACGATTCTTTATTAACTACTACACCACCGATGATGGGTGGATTGAATTCAAGACAAGAGAAGACAGAGACAAAGCTTGGAAAGAATTAGAAGAGGGCGAATCTGACTTACATGATGCAGGTAATTCAGAACACTGGTTCAGTAAAGCCGTTATCGATCAAAGAGCTAAAGACTGTCACGACAGATTCGTTAAGGAGGACGTATGAAACGATCCAAGTACGGACCACATGCTTATGCTTCCAGAGCTATAGATTTAGTCCCTTATCTTTCTTTCCATCATTGCACTAAAACATCATTCGGCGAAAGACGATGTGTCACGAAACATTACGAACCGAAATGGGATATGTACAACAAAGGAGAAGAAAGCGGCTGGGTTCTCTTTGCTAAAAGCGAACATGATCTACCTCCTTCAGAGCTTGCCAAGCTTGAAGAACTCTGCTTTCGTATAAAGGCATATGCTCTTGAGCAAGCAGAAAAGATGTTCTATCATCCTCCTTTAGACGAGGAGCTGCGGCTCAAGCTAAATCAACGTTATGGTCTATGACATCTTGGAAAGCCCACAGATTTTCCATCATCTTCAAAGCTAAATGGCCTTGGATTAGTTTCGATAAGACCACTCTTGTTGAGCACGATAATCCTTGGCCAGTCAAGCCTCCTTACCCCGCAACATTAGATTCTTATCACGCAATGGAGCAAGACTTATGAATGTTATGAGATCTCCTCAAAAGATCTATATACTTAAACGCTTTTTAGAAAAACCAGATAAAAGTAGCATCGCCACTGTTGCTTCTTGTCCTTCTTTCTCAGAAGCCTGTGAACTAATTAAGAAGTACCAAAAAGCAGATAAAAATGCTTGTTACTACTTCATGAACAAACCATCCTCTTTCACCGCAGACCCACCATGTCTGAATTAAAAGACGAATCTAAAAGAGTCATTTCATTTGCCTGCCTTATAGAGGCTGATGAAAATCAATGTCAAAGTGATGATTCATACGTTGCTTTCTTTATGAAACAACTTAAATCTGACATTGAAAACAGAGCTAAGTTTTACCAGCTCAAAATTCTTCACTGCGATTGGGATTACATGGATCCCGACGCTAAAGATAATCTCCATTAAAAACTTCGACTTTTTATAAACAAATGCCAGCAGCAACAGAACTCCTTGCAGACATTGCAACTCTTGACGAGCCTCGGTTCCTTTACTATGCGGGTCTCCTCCCAGAGGAAATATCTGCTCTATTGATTAAGATAGAAGATGGTGAAATCAGTGATAGAGCATATAAAGAGATAAAACCAGAAATCAATTCAGCAGTAAAGAAACTGAAAAGACTCGAAAGAAACTATGCCCCAGAAGACAGACTCAAGTTCTCCTAATTATTACTTCCGCGTCTCCTGTGAAGGAGAAATGATCTTAGATTTAGTCGCATACGATAAAACAGATGCTTGGAGCAAGTTCCTTTCTCGTTTATCCGAGTTAGGACTTGCTTCTAAAGATCTCTATAAACGATACGACGGAAAAGAATTTAAGATCAGTGACATGAAAATCGATCCTTGGATTGATTGGTCAACTCCCCCAGCACAAACCTACGCTTACCTAACTGATGCCCAAAGAATACAAACGTAAAGGACCACTCTTCAAAGCAGGAGACAGAGTCTATAAACAATCTGATGGCTACAAAACAAGTGCTAGGCGACCTCCTGTTTACGGACGCATCGTTGAGTACAAGCCTAAAGAAAATAGTATCGGTCGATTAACTCATTTTTATGATTGGTTACCTGATGGTTCTTCTATCCCTGAACCAACAGTTCAACAACGCCTAACCTTAGTTAAAGAAGAGCCTAACCCATGAAATTTGTTGACAACGATTACAGTTTCAACGGCAAAACCCAGGCAACTAAAGAACGCTGGAAGATAGGGAGCTTACCATCGCTCCCTTCTATGTCTTTACTGACTATTGATTACGCTCATACTCCTCAAGAAGACAAGGAATACTGGGCTAAAAGAGAGCTCAGTGAAGATTGTCTGATTAAGTCAACCTTGCATATTGGTACACGAGAGATACAATTAACTATCGGACAAAAGCAACAAGCGTCTAATGAAATCGTCAACCAAAAATCCTAAACAAATCAAAGTTCAATTATCTTTATCGCCAGCTATCAATCAACTCATAGACGCATGGTCAACAGCTTTAGGATGTCCTAAATCTCAAGTGCTTCATCTTCTCTTTAACAGAGGACTAGAAGAAGCTTTTGCTGGTCGCATGATTCCTGAAGCTGTTGAGGAGCTCTATCAAAAAACTACACGAGCTGCCTTAATGCAACCTGTATTAGAGGATAAAGAACCAATTATCAACGAGACTCCTGATCTTTTACATAACAACCCCGATCAATTATGGGGAGCCGAGTTATTAGACGCTAAATTAGGTGCTATTAAAGCTGCAGATCCTTTGAGCGATATATCTTTCTCTGAACAATTCTCTCAACCATCATGACTTTTCCAGGAGTAATCACTCGTTTAGACGTTCTTAAGCCAGAAGAATGTTCATACATAATAGAAACTTGTAAACCTTTTGTTGAACCGTCAAGCATAGAGACACCAGACAACTCTGCCAGTGTGATTGAAGAGTTTCGTCGTAGTAAAAGTGTCATAATTGGACCTGATGACAGCAGATTCGAATCTATTCGGCCATTAATGCAAAAAACAGTTGAAGCATTTGTTGAATGTACTAAGACAGGGTTTTATAAAGAAATCCATCACACAGAAGCAATTCAATTCACGGAATACGCGGAAGGAGATTTTTACAATTGGCACATGGACTCTTCGCCTACAACTCCTAGGATTTCTTCTGCAAGTTTATGTCTTTCAAACTATCGTTCTTTTCAAGGAGGGGACTTATCTTTCCGAGATCTGATTAACCCAGACGAAAAGAAACCAACACCACTCTCAATAAAAATAAATCAAGGAGAGCTTGCTGTCTTTCCTTCCTTGTTGGTACATTCAGTAAAACCTATAACAGAAGGAACAAGATATTCCTTAGTCCTTTGGTCTCCGTTTGTGCATGAAGATCAACCTCAAAACAACGAGCAACCTGTCCTGTCTCAAGGTCAAGATCCTATCGTGTTTTAATGAGAGAACCACCTCTCAAAATTTTAGTAGACAAAAAACCTTCTCATTGCTGGCACTGCGGCGATGAACTTATATGGAATGCTACCCACGAATGCAAGCCAGAGTACTTTGGTACTGACTTCGAATTCGATACGGTTGCAGTAGGGAATTGCAAAGGATGTTACGCCTTTGTAGAAATGTTTAGACCTAAAAACGTTGCTGAAAAGGACGATAAGGAAGAGGATTTAAATAATCCAACTGAAACTCCCGATTCAATTCAAGAGTAATATCGCTTAATAAACGATTAATACTACGAGACATTCCTCTGTAGCCAGTCCCAACATAGATTTGGCCTGCTACGACTGCAGCTGTGGCTAATCCCCAAAAGATGTAGTAATAAGATGACTTAACTTGAGGCACAATTTCTTAAAGTTGCTTTTACCATCCAAGCAGACTTACTAAGATCTGTCATCAAGTCTGATAAGTAATTAGAAACACCAAGTTCCCCGCACTGCTCTGCCATGCAATTAACTTTGCGAGACATATCAACTAAATCTTCAAGATTTTGATAATAAGTACTCAACTGCTGCCTGGGCTCATAAGAAGATACTCTTTGGAAGCAGTTCTGAGGAAGACTATCTCTTAATCCGCAGTCACACATAGGCATAAGATGATCCATTGCTCGAACTAATTCAGCCAATGTATCAAATTGTTCTAAGTGAGCTTCATACTGATCTTTTAAAAACTGATGTACTTCTAAAAAATTAGCAGCTTCATAATTCAAATGAATCAAATGAGACTGAGTCTGCAATTCTTTGGCATAAGAAGCCAGAGACGTCAAGCTAGAACATAACTCTTCATAAGGAGACTTCACTTCCTCCTTTGTAGGCTCTGCAATCTGTAGCAAAATATGTTGCTCTTTCTTCGGGTTGTCTAAAGGTGGCACTAATTCCATAATTAAGAAGCATACCTACATACTCTAATTACCTTGAAACCCCTTTGTTGGCAATGATTCTCAATAAGAGAATCTTTTTGTGGTGTCCCTTATCAGCTGTGCAAAAAGCAGCTACTGCTCAATGGCAGAACTAACTTCACTAGAAACTCAAATAGATGTCAGTCCTCAAGGAGTGGTATCTAACCCTGTCCACCCTCAGAAGATCAAGCTTGTTGCAGATTCTTCACATCCTTACTGGGGATGTTTCTGCCTGTATCATCCAACTAATCCCAAAGCTTATGGAGATCCATTAATAGATGAATCTAATAACAGTGCTCTCCTATGTATGCTTACTGATCTGTATGTCAGCTTCTACGGTCAAGCTGGTCAAAAGGGTGAAACGAAATGGAAAGGTAATAGACCGTATGTCATAGCAGTTCTACAAACCCCTACTCCTGCTATTCGATATCAATTAGCCATGCCTGCATCTGGATCTGGTTATGTATATCGTTCCTTCTTGGCTTACACGAAAGAACTTGACCTGAAGAATAGATCCGTCATACTTCAAGGTAAGCAAGGCAAAAGAGATGCAACATTCTGCGAATTCTTTGTCGACAATCAACCTGTCAGATTAGATCCCCCACTAATCGACTCAGGTATTGCAGCAATGGAACAAGCAGTTAATAAATCAAGAGTCAATCTTGGGCTTGCTCCTCAATTTAAATCTATTTCTGGATCTATCGATGTCTGACACTTTTCCTGATGGAGTTACAACTGAACAGTTGGAAAAACTTTTAAAGGAAAAATACAAAAAACACATGAAAAACAAGACACCACTTAGTGATGTCATTCCTGTTTTAGATTTCGGTAAAGCTGGTGGAGGCTTTAGAGATTTAACGCTTGTTGTAAAACAAATCGAAGAAAAATCTCAGAATAAAACTTGTCCCATGCAACATATTGATTTAGCTCTGTATTGCTTGGAACGACTTTACGCCGCCATAGAAACCAATACCGATGTTATAGATCTACCGCCAGAATTAATTGCGGAACTAGGAGCAGACATTACAGAAGCAGATAAAAAACTCGTTGCTTCTCAGATGAAACAATTCAAGCAGAACACTGCTGCTGTGATTTCAAAAGTTGTTGAACTGTATACACGTATGCAGACAGCAACAGTTATATCTCGACTCGACTGTATAAGAAAACATCTACGTAGAACTGACCCTCACAACAAGATGTTAGACAAGGAAGTATTTAGTTACTTGCTTTACAGCGATGAATTGCTTGAATCATTACAACTAAAAAGGAAAGACCTTCCCGGATTAGACCCAATTTAACTCTCTCACCATGAACACATTCGGTCAAAGAAAAAACATCATGAACTCAAAACTAAACAAAGAAGACATCAAGATCTTCAGAGGATCAGCTGGTGCTGTTCAAGACTGGCAAACACCAGAAGAAATCTTAGCAATGATGGATTGCAACTTCGAAGTCGAAGTACGTCCTTATATTGATCATCTAGGTAACAAACATGATAAGTACAACTTTTGGCATCGATCAGACAGACAAGATGTATCTTCTGTTTTAGGAATGTTCGGCTCGAGGGTTCCCATCCAACCTATTGATCACATCAAAACTTTCCAATACTTCATCGATCAATGTCCCAAAGAAATATCAATGGATGTATTTGGTTCATTTGATCATGGAAAATCAATTTACATGGCCAGCAAGCTAACCGACAACAATGGGAAGCTATATGCAGGAGAAGATATTGGAATGGGAATCAGTTCACCTAGCAGTCCTAACTACATTCCGAAAGAGCAAAGAACTGACCAATGGTTAGTAGTTACTGATACTTACGGTAAAGTTGGTGCTCCTACTATTAATCTCTTAAGCGTTGAATGCATTTGCACTAATGGAATGTCCAGAAGGATGAATCAATACACTCGTAAGTTGCATCATCGAGGAGCCTTTGATTCAGATTTAGTCATCGACATCTTATCTGAAACACTTAGAGAAGCTCATTGCTATGCAACTATGAAAGACAAAATGATCTCCACTCCTATATCCAATGATGTAGCAATGAATGTTATTAAGAAGTTCTCTCCAGACAAGTACGATCCTGAAACAAAAGAAAAGAAACGTAACAATAAAAGGCAATCTTTAACAAAGATATTTGAAGAAACTTTAATAGGTGCTGAACAAAACGATAGGCAGAATAACCTATGGAAGGTAATGAATACATTCACTCAATACCATTCCCACGCCTGCCTTCACAGCACTAACAGAGAGAAGGCTCTCATGTCCAATCTAAATGGAATAAGATCAAAGGAGATCAGTCTAGTCAGACATGAACTTGAAGGATTATTAACCCTAGCCTAGGAATCTACGATGACTTCAGCTGCAGAATACGACTCTATGTCTTCTCATAGAAGAAAACTTCTCTCTCTCTTTGAACACTTGGCTAATGAGCCTTTACTACAATCCACTGGTCAGGAAGTTCTGAATCAGTTGAAGAACCACGAACATCGCTATCCTCCTAAAAGAGGTGTATCACACTTCAATTCAGAACACTTACTGATGGGCTAATGGCAACACTCAACCTTACTGACCAGCAAGAAAAAACCATTCTTTCTGTCTTAGATTCGGCAGAGAAATGGATTGATTATTACTACAGTAGGGTTGAGCCTTTTATGTGGAGCTGTAAGTACAGACCTGAAAAAGAAGGATGTGAACTTGGCGACGATTACCCAGAAGAATTAAGACAACAGCAAAGATGTATAACAGAATTACATAAACAACTAAAGAAATGATTCTTGTTTACATCATCGTTGGACTACTCTTCTTTCTTCTTGGATGGGGAATGTATTTAACTATAGGACCAGGTAAAGAAGAATTAAGAGATCCTATTTCAGAACACTCAAAAATGCACGAGCTGGGGATAGCTCATGGTCATAGCAATTTAAAAAAGAACTAATCCTTTTTAGTTTTTAGTTTAGTAATCCAACCTTTAACGGTATCAATAGCCTTAGTCACATAAGGTTGTAGGAAAGCTATTAGCTTTTTAACATCTTCGACAAACGCATTCCACTCCTTAACAAAGAGTGACCATCTTGCCTTGATATCAGCAATGTACTCTTCACGAGTAATCAGTTTATGTTCAGGTTCAGTTGTCATTGTTAAGAAGCGAGTTTAATTGTGAATCTATCCTTATGCCATTGCTCCATTCTGTCTTGTTGCTTAATCAGCTCCAAGCAATGAGAACATTGGCAAGGCGGATTCTTAGGATGATTGCTCTTCGTTGTATTCACGAATAGCTTCCTTGATAGTGTTCTTGAAATTGTTAGACCACCAGTTCTTTCTCTTACTAGTGAAGTGATTATCTAATTTACACTTCAAATAGTAAATACCGACTAGCCAAACAGTAAAGAAAAAGCCATCAACATAGCTCATACTATTCCAGGCTTGAACTGCTCCGTCCATTAGAGGTATGCCTTCGAGATGTTAGTAGCAAAGCCTATCAAAGTAACCCCAGCTGCCAATACTGCTGCGGCTCCGATGACCCACTTCTCTACAACCTTTAATCTCTCACGTAACTCCTCTTGCTTCTCTTCTAATCTTTCGATTTTTAAATCATGAACAACTAAGCGCGTCTCCTGAGACGCATCTAGAGTTAACGGTTCAGTCATGTCTTAGGTTGTGACTTATCGATTACTTTAACTCCATCTGTTGGTAAAATCTTTAATCCGTTCTCAACTCGAATTGTTTGAACGTTACCTGCGTTGAGAAGCATCTTTTCAATGTCACTCTTAGTCATAGGCTTATCATCTCCATTAGCTTTATAAGTTCCATCACCTCTCTTTTTAGCTGTATCCAAGCCGAAGGAAGCTAGAGCTCCGGTAAAAATACTGGCGACGAAAGTTATATCGCGAGGTTCTTGCTTACCTAGTCCTGGGATAGTCAAGTAGTTCAAAGAAATGATGAATCCGGCCCATACGACTACCCCAAGTCTGACAAATGTACCCAATATGGCTACTTGTTCCTCTTGATCGTCTATTGCTTCACGCAATTTACCGAGAGGACCTTTAGGCTTTTTAGCCTTGTCATCTTTAGTAGCAGTGCCTGTTGTTGGTGCTTCTGTCATAACAACTAAATCGTCAACTCTACTGTAGAGAATTTTTGTGGTGTCCTTTATCAACCGTGCAAAAATATGAAATTGCTCGGGCCGGGGTTTCTTAAATTCAGCCCACCCAATATGAAATTTAAAAAGACTCTTCAACAGCAAGGTCTTTATGTTATTAATTTCAGTCTTCCAGCTGGTAAAAGCTGTCCTGGTGCTGATAAGTGCTGGGCAATGGCTGTCGTTGATTCAGACGGCAAGGTCAAGCTTGTCAAAGGAGACAAAAACGAATACATCTGCTACGCAGGTAAAGGCGAGGTGGTCTATGCCAACACTCGTAAAGCTCGTGCTCACAACAAAGCAATCATCGACGGACTCACTACCCATGAGATAGTCGACCTGATGCTTCTCTCCCTTGAGTGCAATTACAAAAGCCTGCTCAAGAAAGCCAATCTATTTAGATGGCATGTCTCGGGAGATTTCTACCTCCCTAAATACAGAGATGCAGTTTTTATTCTTGCTAAAGAATTATCCAACTTGATCCACTACGCCTATACGAAAAATCTTCCTCTCTTTAAAGATGTCAAATTACCTGACAATTTCAGGCTCAACGCTAGTTGGGGTGGTCGCTTTGACTATATGATTAACTCCACAGATTTTCCACGCTCTGCTCGAGTCGTCAAAGACCAAGCAGAAGCAGACAAATTAGGTTTACCAGTTGATGTGAATGACTCACTCGCCTTCGGTGAACAAGATCTTAACTTTGCCCTTATTGATCATTAAAACAATGAAACCAGTCAAACTCGATTTAGAAAGCAAGCAAACAGTTCACCTTATGACTTTGATTAGGAATTATGCTTTCCTACCTGATCACATAATTCACCCAGAGTTTGTTCAATCTCTGGAAGAAATCATGGATCAAATTAAAGATTCTCAATTCGCTACTAAGTAATTATGGAAGGTTGCACTAACGATTATTCAGCGAACGTAACCGTCAGCGATTTCCTTGCTGGCGTTGAAAAGTTCGTTTGGGGCAACATCGACCCCTGCCAAGAATATACCCTCTACGAAACGCTAGAGGAACTCACTACTCAATTCAGAAGAGTGTCAGAAGCAGAACAATTTGCTGCTGACTTAGCTATTCAAATTGCGGCTATTCAAACTGCGGAGGGATCATGAATAAACACCATAACCCAACCATTGCTCAACCTTATCTAGATGAACTTGTTAAGACATTAGGATCTGACTGGTCTGATTACAGTTGGAGCAATAATTTATGTGCCTCTGTTGGCTATGAATATGGTTCAAATAAAGTGATTATTATTTTCATTCCAAATAGTTTCACAAATGATTTAATGACGTGCAATGTGAATCAATTTCATATTCAATTAGATAATCCATACACAGGGAAATCCAAGATAATTGCAACCTTAGATACTATTTCTGAAACTATTACTTATGTCACTAAATTTCTTGAAAAGAAAAGAGAAAGTGGTTATCCACAAACAGGGAGGGGCTTCTAATGGATTCAAAAACTAGAGACAAAATCATTCATCGATGTGAAATTTTACAGTACATGGGCGATGACTCCATCTGTTCTAATTACGATCAAATTCCTCCCGATGAATTGATGGAAGATTATGGATGGGTTTTAGAAAAAGCCCACGACGATTTAGACAGGTACAAGATCCAATGCACTTTTACAGATGACTAAATTCACTAAAAAATTCAATCATGCCTTCTGGTTAGGATTTTCAGTCGATACAGACAACGAAGATTTTCCTACAGAACAAGAAATTCTACATGCTTTATCAGCAAGAATGACTGGCATCCTTGACCCCACTCCAAACTGTCCATTTACTAAAGGAATTCTGCTCAATGAGCTGAAGCAAGAATTGGATGGACCTCACGACACTTACGAACATGACCACTGAAACCATTACTAAAAAAATTACTCAAAAACAATTTGAGCAAATCATCGAAAAGATCTGTGACTTGGGATGGGATTATGACCGCATGAGCTCATCAGGTAAACAAGTCTATGACGAAATTCTTACCATCTTGGGGATTAAATGCAAATGATTGATCTCACTAATAAACAAAAAGATGAACTAATTTCACAATATTGTGTGTTAGTTATTGATGGTATGGATTTCAAAGTGTTGGAACAATACGCACATGAATATATGACAAATTATGTTGACTCGTTATCAGATATTGAGTTGAAAGAAGAAGTTGATAGACATGACGAAGAGCTATGGGATCAACTAATTGAGAATGTAACCACTCAAAAGGAGGAAAACTAATGCCAACCTTTCACGTCACTCTTTCAGAGAAGACCACCTACACCGTTCATGTTAAGGCTGACAGTATTGAAGATGTTGAAGAAATGCATGAGTCAGAGTTCGAAGATCTCGACCGTGTTGATTCAACCAGCAACTGTCTCGGTATAGATAGTATCGAGGATCCTGACGGAGATGAATCTTACAACTCTGAACACGACGCTGCATCGTACACATGATGAGTAACGATCAAAACCAAGAGAGACTCTCCTACCACTACTACGAGGTAAAGGAAGAGCACCCTGAGTATTCCAAGGAGCAATGTTCCAAGGAAGCTCAAAGCCGCTTCGAAGCTGAAGCTGATTCCCATGACTGACAAGTATCCCGTACTTCTTACTGCTGACCAAATATCCACATCACTCTACGTAATGGAAGGATACATGCAAGGCAATGACGATGAAGAACTCGTTAAAGAAATAGACGAGATCTTTGAAGTTCTCGAGAAAGTTTCAGACACTATTCCCTTAGAAGAACTACATGACTGAAATGAACGAACTTAAAACGTGGAGATTGACTGCTTCCAAGACAATCTCTTATACCACGACAGTCGAAGCTTTCGACCGCATCGAAGCTGAATCCATGTCTAGATCAGCAGGTCTGGACTGGCAAATGACTCAAGACGATGAACTTGAGATGGAAGAAAACACTGGCTACAACATTCACACTATCGAGGAGACCGACGATCATGTCGACTAAATTCACCCACCAAAAAACTCCCACAACAGAAGAGTTTGATGAATTCATAAACAATTCCCCTGTTGAAATCCTAGAAAAAGAAGAAACAGAACAGATTTATAACACTGGTGGAAAAATGTATCGCAAGATTAATTATGCTTTTAAAGTTCCATTTGACAAAGTTGAATATGAAGAATGGTGCATGCAAAAATGTTTAATAGATCTACTGAGAAATTACTGCGACAATCAAAGAATTCAATTTGGTGATGCAGGAGACATCCTCGCTAATCCGAAAGACAACTTTGATCAAGAAAAAATACTAACTGGCGAACAGAAGTCAGTTCTATTAAATTACGGCAAGCTATGGGACAAGTTGCTTGACTCTTAAACTACTGGATGCTTTTGCTGGTATAGGAGGATTCTCGTACGCCGCAGAGAAGTTAGTCGGTGGATATAAGACAAAACGTTTTATTGAAATCGACCCCTATTGCCAGTCAGTTCTCAAGAAGAACTTCCCTAAAGTACCAATCCACAATGACATCACTACATTCCACGCCGAACGAGGCGAATACGACGTTCTCACA